CCTTTTCCTTCACACCCTGCCACATGTTCGCAGCGGCGGCGGAGATCATGCCCGGGATGCGGGAAAACCAGCCGACGAGATCGTTCCATTTGCCGACAATCCAGTCTTTTGCTTTCGTCACGCCGACTTTAATTCCGCCCAAAAACTTGTCCCACCACTTGCGGAACGGCTCCCATTTCTTGTAGAGCAGCACACCGACTGCAACGAGTGCGGCGAGAGCTCCGATCGTCGCGCCGATAGGATTCATGATGAACGCGGCGGTTATGGCTTTGAGCAGGAACAGCCCGGCTTTCATCACGCCGAGAAGCGGCGAAAATGCCCCCGTCAAAAGGCCGAGTCCGAGCTTGTAAGACTTCAGCGCCACGAGGCCGGTCAGAAGCATACCGGCAAAAACGCCAACACTGCCGCCGGCCTGCTTTATGCTGTCAGCGCTCGCGTAATTGACAAAGCCGAAAAACTCCAGAATCTTTCTGCCGAACTCAAAGACAGGCTCCCAGAGCCAGCGGAACGTATCGCCCGCCTCGGAAATGTACTTCTTGACGAGTTGCGCGAACGTCTTCAGCCCTTCGACAAAGCCGGTGAAAAACATTCTGATACGGTAAAAGACGCGCCCGGCCGCGATGGCGAACTCCCAGATTCCGAGCTTTTTCAGCCGGTCGGCGGTCGCCTTGTCCACGCGGGCAATGCCGTCTGTCCCTGCCGAAATCGCCATTTTCAGGCCTGCCATAACGCCTTCCACGGTATCGCGCAGTCCGCCCCAGTTGTTCTTCCACGCGAGATAGACAAAGCCGGCGGCGGCTGCAATTCCCATAAGCATAGGCGTCATGCCGCCGAGCGCCTTCATCATATTGCCGACGTGCTCTTTTAACAAAGCCAGTTCGTTCTGAACAAAGATCAGCGAGAGCCGCCACATCTTCGTCGCGGCTGCGACGGCGATCAGCGAGCCCATAGCGATCATGCCGATTCCAACGAACGAGGTCAGCGAGGTAATGATCGCGTGAATCGGCTCTGGGAGCTGCGAGAGCCAATAAAAGAATTTCCCGACTGCATCTACGATGAGCCCGACAGGCTGAAGTAAACTGTATCCCAGTTTCTTGCCAAAAAGAGCAATAGCACTTTTTGCCACATTTAAACGTTGCTGGAATGTCGCCGCTATTTTTTCATAGGCTTTATCCAACGCGCCGGCTGAATTTTTCATGTCTTCGACAATCGACAGATATTCTTTCCCGCCATTAACAAGAACGTTCTGAATGAAGCGAGCGACACGGACGTTAGTGAAAATATCGTAATAGGCCTGCGTATCATCGCCGAGTTTTTCAAAAACCTCTTTCATCATGCCGGCCATACCTTTTGCCTTTAATGCAGTAGCGCTCAGTTCAATACCGTGCTGCTTTGCCGCTTCAATAGCGCTTTTCGTCGGTTTCAAAAACGCTGAAAGGAAACTGCCCATGCCTTGCGATGCCGTCTGTGTAGACATTGTTTCAGTTGCCGACGCTATCGCAGCCAGACCGTCTTCGATGTTAAATCCCAGGTTTGCCGCAGAACTAGCCCACACGCTCATGCCACGGCTAAGTTCTCCGATGTTCGTTTTGCCTCGTTTCTGAGCGACAAAAAGTTTGTCTGCTACGTCAGGAAGCTGATCAACTGTCAGGCCAAATGCTTTCATAGCGGTTGTCAGACCGTCAGTTGCTGTTGCTGTATCAGTCAGTCCTGCAAGAGCTGTTTTTGTCGATAAGTCGAGTACCTTTAAAGCCTCGTTCGCATCGGTCACGCCGGAACTGATTGTGGTATACAAACCACTCGCGATTTCTTCCTGAGTTTTGCCATAAGTGACGGCAAGCTGTTCAACCTGATTTTGCAGTTTTTTCATACCAGCGGCGTCCTGATCTGCAATCATCGCAACCTTCGCCATTTCCGTTTCAAGGCTTGCCGCCGCCATCAGCGGGCCGCCCAGAGCGCCGGACAGCAGCTTTGAGCCGCCGACGATCATGCCGGCTCCGTAGAGCATGGACTTTCCGGCGCTCTGGAATTCGCTGATCATTTCCTTCGTCACGTCTTTCGTCTGCTGGACTTTAGACATGACCGACTGTAACGCGCGGCTGGCCTGATCTTTCAGCGTCAGAACCATGCCGAGCTGTATTCCTGTCATGCGCGCACGCCTCCTCTCGCTTGCGCCTGCGCGGCGTCAAATTCTTTCTTGTCGTTCTCCATCTGCTTCAACAGCCGCGCGACGTACCACCGGCGCTCTGACCTCGGGAGGGCTTCGACGGCTTGCGGCGGCCAGTGCGTCTCGCCGCAGCCGAGGAAAAAGATTTCCTCTAGGACCGTGTGCGTCTCGCCGAACGCATCCTCCCCGGCAAGAAAAAATCAGGCTCGCGCGAAATTTTCACGTCGTTCTCAGCGTTGCAGCCGGCGCACGTCAGGAAGACGACGCCGTCCATGCCGCCGTTCAGCTTTTCATTGTACGTGTCGCGAATGAGCTTGATGTCACGCGCGGGCAGATTGTCGAAGTAGCTGCGCTTTGGTCTTTCGCCGTTCACGGAGGCAACGCAGGCCGTGTCGATATCGAGCGAGGTCAGCTCTTTCAACAGCGCGAGACGGCGCTCTGTGTGCCCGGTCATTTCCGTCAGCACGGCCTTGTCGCCGTTGGACAGCGTGACGGACACATCACCGCCGTAGGAACGAATGGCGAAATCCTCGTTGCCCTCGCCTTTCAGCATGTCTTCAAGGTTTAGCTGATACCCGCCCCACGTCTTGCAGTTCGGACACTGATGATTGATGTACATCTCAGGGCCGTAATTGAGGATGCGGACTTTCACGGTCATGTAATTCCTGTCGCCGATGTAAAGGTCAAGCACGGCGGCCTCAGCCTCGGCCTCGTCCTTGAACGTCTTGCCGTCAAGTGAGATCAGGCTGCGCGCCAGAATCACGTCGCCGGTGCGGCCCTGTTTTGCCATCCCCTGATCGAACAGCAGCTTTTCGGTCTTGCCGTCGAACTCCTTGATCTCGCACTCAATGCCGGATGGGAGCGTGAATTTGTCTGTGTTCATGCTGAATTACCTCCTGAAAAAAGATAAAAAAAAGGAAAAGGCGGGGATTGCCCGCCTTATTCCATCGTCACCCAGTCGACCGAGAGGGTCAGCGTCTCGACCATGTGATCGGAGCTGCCTTCGTTCTGTTCCCACTCGACTTTCGTGCAGTACGCGCCGTGGAGAATCCAGCGCTGAACGACAATCCCCTTCTTGTTGACGTGAAGAATTTCGACCTCGCGCTTGTACTCCGTCGGCAGCCCCGTGTCGCCCGTGATCGGGTTTGCGGCCTGAGTGAGCCAGTCGAACGCGGCGCGGTCGATGACTTCGGACGGCATACCCTTCGCAAGCGTGCAGTCTTCGTAGCTCAGGCGTCCCGCGAATTTCGTGGGGCGGATAGAGCCCATCGGGTTGAACGTATCCTGCTCGACAGAGCACGCCGGAATCTGCGCGCTCTGGAAATACGCGGCGGGAAGGCCGTCAACAAGAACGGCGTACTGCCACTTCTGGCGCGGATTGCCGGGGAAAACAGGCATGATACCCATGTTCTATCCCTCCTATTCGGTCATTTCGGTTTCAAGCTCGGCGAAGTTGGCGTCAAGGCGCGTGATGATCGCGTCAACGACAATCCACCGAATCCCAACGACGGGCTTCACGAAAATCTTGCAGTGGAACTCGCCGCGCTGGATGCTCTCAGTTGTGTTGATCTTCGCGTCGTCGATGGTCTTCGCGTCCTGATCGCAGGAAATACGGTAATCGTAGAACCAGTCCTGAGCCTTCCACTCGCGGAACTTGGGATCAAGCCCGCGCCAGAAAGCGCGCCACGTATCAGGCACGTTCGGCTCGTGCAGGAACGCGCGGGCATACGCCGCGACAGACTTTTCCACGACGATCATCAGACGGCGGACGTTCACGTTCTGGAGCAGGCTCGCCTGACGCTGGAGCGTGCGAGCGTCCCAGACGACAACGCCCATGTCATCGAAGACGCAAATGGGATTGATTTGGTTTTCGGCCAGAAGATCGCCGTCGCTGCTGCGCCCCTTCGCGGCGACGTTCACGTCGACGCCGAGGCAGTTCAGCAGACGGCCGCGACGACCGCCGGCGGGAACGGCAGCTTCGGACTTCTTGAAATCGCTCTGCGCGTACACGCCCAGCACATCGGGAACGCTGCTGATGTAGATTTCCTTGCCCAAACCGACGTCGTACACTTTCGGCTTGCCGTAGTACAGCGCGCCGTAGCTGCTGTTAAACGTCGCGTGAGTGTACGGCGATTTACCCATGCGGAAATCGTAGGCTTCCTGCGGCTCAAGGTCGAACGGCGTTTCCGCGACGTAGAAAAGGTCTTTGCGGCTCTCGCAATAGCTGATGCCGGCGACGATGACAGCGGGAGACGTGACGCCTGGAACAGCGAGCTGGAGGGCGTCGTCAATCTCGTCGAACGCGTAAAAGCCGGTCTTATTCGCACTAGTGCCGATGTAATCACTGTCGGTGACGGCAAGCGTTCCATCGTTGTTGAGCGCGTCAGAGGTGCCACCCGTCAGCATGGTGCCGGTCGTGTCGGACGGGCGCGCGTTCACGCCTGTCGTCTCCGAATACATATCTTCGACTTCGACGTAATCGCTCTTGATCTTGCCGACGTAGAACTCATCCGTCGGCGTCAACGTCAGGCCGGTAAACGTCTCAAGCACGGTATCATTGCGGATGACTTTGAGCGTGAAAACGCTCGTATCATCGTCGCTGCTCTCGATGGCAACCGCCAAGCTATTGCCCCAGGTTCCGGGGCTGTTTGCCTTGACTTTAAGCGTGTTGACCGGCGTGCTCGCGCGGTCTTTGAGGATGACCTGCGCCGTCGACGGCGTACCGTGCACGATGCGGTTCACCCACAGCGTCGCGCCATACTGGAACGCACGCTTGATGATCGCCGGGAACGTGCTGTACTCCAGTTCGCCGCCGAAGTAACGCTCGAACTGCGCCGCGCTGCCAACACGAATCGGTTTGTTCACGGGGCCGCGCTCGGTAATGCCTTCGACGCAGGAAATGCCCTTCAGCAGAGTATCGACGAAGAAGCTAGCGTCTTCCTCATTCACGATGACGCGGGGAAATCCCATACCCATTATTCATCGCCTCCCTCAGTCTCGATAGAAATAGCGCCCACGCGCTCGGCCGCCCTCATCGCCTCGCTGATCTGCTCGACGGGGACAAGGACGCCCTTATTCCCGCGTCCGGCCGGACGCAAATACAGGCTTTCGCCGCTGTTCAGCGGATAATCCCGCGACACCGGCGTCAGGTTCTTGACGCGAACGGTCGCAACGGCCGCAGCCGTCTCTTTCACCGCAGGCGTCGCCTCAACTTCGGTCTTTTCAACTTCGGTCTTTTTTGCCATTGACTCCTAACTCCTTTCAGGTGTGATCTCAGTGATGATGTCAGTAATGAGCGTTCCCGTTTCAACCACGCCGCTGTAAACTTCCACGTCGCGGACGCGCAGGCTGCCGAACGCCTCGTAAATCTCGGACGCGTTCGGAGCGCCGCTGCCATTGGGGAACGTCTCCCACTCCCACGAAAACTCGCGCTCGCGCTGTGTCGTTTCCTGCGTCACTGTCAGCACGGGAAAGTTGTGCGCGAGGCGCGAACACTTTTCCAGCAAGTTCAGCAGGTCAAGCGCGTTTTCAGCGCTCAGGCTGATCGAAAATCTCAGGTCATAAAACCTCGGCGACGGCTCGCGCGTGAACGTCTCTCCAACGCGGTCGATGTCCGTGATCTTGTACGTCGCGCGCCTCATGTCCATCGCCTCCACCGGCTGCGGACCTTCAAGCACGATCGCGGGCACCTGTTCCAGCTCGGTAATGTTTCCGCCGGGCGCAAGGTGCGTATTCGATTCAATCGTCTTGAACAGCCGCAGCAGCGCGCGCGTCGATTCAAGTATCATGCGAATGCCTCCGTGATCGCTTGCGTGTAAATCCCTTCCAGCTTGCGCCGGAACGCCGGGTCGTTCAGCGTCGCGCGCAGGAAACTGCGCTCTGGGATGCGAATGAACTGTGTCGTCTTTTTCAGGTGTAGGCCTTGACTGTGCAAATACCCGCGCATTTTGTCCGTAACGCGAATCGTGCAGCCGTACTCATGAACAGCGGCGATGTCCACGGGGCCGTTTTTGCCCTGAACGACTTTCTTCACGCCGACCAGGATCTTCGTCGGCGAAAGGACTTCATACGTCGCGCTGTTGCGCAGATCGCCATGATCTATGAGCGCCTTGCTGCTCTTTTTCTGAGCGATCGTGAACGGGTGCAGCGGCGCGAACTGCTTTCCGCCCGGAGCCTGACTTGTGATTCCGCGCTTGATCTCGCCGGAAGCGAACACGCCGGCGCGATTGGCCGCGCGGGTCAAGGTCTGCTTCAAATACGCGGGATTGAGCATTTTCAGCGCCTTGTCCCAGTCGCCCGTCAGCCCGCCGCTGCTCATGATCCGCGTCTCCGAACAAATGCGACATGGACGTGATGGAACTTTCCGCCGTAATGCGCTTTGGGGGCGACTTCGACCACAACGAGGCGTCCGCTTCCTTCAAGCTCCATTTCGTCGCCTTTTACGGCTCCCACGCGCTGCCAGTCGTCCGCGTAAAACACGATATGACCGTCAGTCGCCGGCCGGTCGCCGGCTCCGCTTGGCGAAAGTGCCTCAAATTTGGCCCAGAAGACCTGCCCTTTTATTTCACAAGGGTCGGCCCACGTAGGGGTAACTTTGCCAAAATCCGGGTCGCTGACGGGCGATTCCCGGCGAAATATCTTCACAGACACGGGGTGTATTAGGCGGGGTGTCATAGCATCGTCACCTTCACGTGGCGGACTTTGTATCTCGATAAAGTCTGATCGACTTCTGGAATGCCCGAGAACGTTTCTGAGGCAATGAGAGCATCAAGACTTCTATCGAGGGTGTAACTGTGTCCGTCAGTCGTCTCGCTCAGCAATCTGCGCCGCTGATACTCGTCTGTCTGCGCGTCTACGTCGGCAAGCCCGGCCTGCTGCGTCAAAGCGAGAATGAGTGCTGCGCGACGAATCGCGTAAGGCGTGATGCGCTCCCCTTCTGCGTCGAGGTCGACACAGCCCCACGTCCCTGTAATGGCTACGTTCTGCAACCCCTTTGTCCACGGCCGCTCTTTCCTGAAAATGCGAGGATTCATGCGGTCGTCAGGCGTATGCCTGTTGTAGTTCACGTAATCCGTGATTTCCTCGCCGTCGCAGGTGATCTCTTCAACGTCCAGAAGACACAGCGGCAAATCGAGCCGGTAGCCGCCAGTACCGTCGAGATAAAGTGTGCACGGCATCGGCTCGAAAACGTTGTGCGTCATGAGGTCTATATACTCGCTCACGCGCGCGCACACGCCTGTCATACGCACTTCGTCGGCCTCGTCAATGACCGCGCCCTCGGCTCTCAATTCGTCGAGCGTGCAATAGGCCATTTTGTGCCTCCTATTCAGTAATTACTTCCTCGAACAGCCCCGTCCTCAGAAGTTTTTCTGCTGCGCTGCGCGCAAGCGTAGCCGTGCCGCCCTTATGGAAAAACGGCGCGCCGCCTCCCGAATATGAACAAGCGCCCACGAGCCTGATGGTCATGGGCGCTGATTCTTTTCGAGCTGCGAGGGTAGCGGCGTCGTTTTTCTCTTCAACGGCTGCAACGGGGACTTTAGCCGGCTTCACTGCTGCCGGCTTTAGGCTGACGCATGTTTTCCACGCGCACCTGACGCTGAATACCGACAGCAAGGTTCTGCGCGGGCGTCAGGATAAGCACATCGTCAGGCAGGAACTCTACCGGGAACAGGCGCACGCCGTGGAAGGGCTGAATGTTGCCGCTCACAATGCTGGCGTCACCGAGCGCGGTGCTGCGAGTATCGAGCTGATCGACATACGCCTCCGCAACTGTCGGCGACACATAGAAGCGCAGCAGGCTCTTGTTCGCCTTGAACTGATTCGGCAGGGCCTTGAGCATGTTGGGGAAAATAGTCCCCTTGTAATCCACGCCAGCGGCCGTGTTGACCTTGTTCGTATCGGTGCTGGTCTTTGCGAGTTTAATAAAACCGTCGGCGATTTTCAGGAAGTCGTAATCCGTCGCGCTGCTCGCGGTAGCCGTGTCGCCATTGATGGCAAGGTCGGCAAGGTCATTGCCAAACTGAGCGCCCATCAGCGAGGCGATGTGATCTGCGACGCTCACGCCCTCGATATTGTCCTCACGCACGTTGTCGGTGATGTCATAAGGCAGGATAACTTCCTTCGTGGTCAGGCGCTTACGCGACGTGGTAACACTTGCAAGAGAGCTAGGCGCGGTGCCTTCGGTGCCCTCACGCAGAATGCGGCTGCCGAGCCCCATGAAATCGAGGTCATACTGCGGGCCGTTCATGCGCACGGTGCGAATATCAGCAAGGAAACTGTCTTTCGGCACCATGTAATCGATGAAACGGTTGGACTGAGTGGGATTCAGCAGTCCGCCATTGGTGAAATCGCTCGTTGCAATCTTTTCAATGATGGAACGGTTGCTGGCCATTGGTATCACAATCCTTTCTTAGTCAAAAACGCCGCCGAAAACGTCTTCGACGGACTTCTTCACTTCGTTCGCTTCGTCCTTCACAGCGTTGCTCACGCCGCGCGCCTTCTCAACTTTTTCAAGTCTCTCGGCAAACGGTTTCAGCGCTTCCTCAACGGCCGCCTTCACGACCTCGCCCACATCAGGCTGCTCATCAGTCTGCGCGCCTTCGTTAGCGGTCGCAGCAGCGTTTTCGGCCTGCTCCAGCTTCTCAATGCGCTCTGCAATAGGCTTCATCGCCTCGTCAAGCGCGCCCTTCACGACTTCCTTCACTTTCTCCGCGTCCATGATGTCCGCTCCTTTCGTAACCTCGCCGACGTCGCCGGCGGTCCCTTCGCTGCTTTCGTCGTCCGTTTCGGACAGCAGCTCCCCAAGTGCCTCATATACGCTCTTGAGCTTTGCGCGCCGCGCGCCGCTCAGCTTGCGCCCTGCTTTTTCAACGGCTGCATCCGTCATTGATGTAACCTCGCTCGCAAACTTCTTCACGGCTTCATCGGTCCCGGTCATGATCTCCATCACGATCTTAGAGAAATCCTGCAAGGCTTCGCGGATTTTCTTCGCGTCAGTCTCAGGCCGGGGCGGGCCGCCGTAGCCAAAGCCGATAGCCTCACGGAATGCAGTTTCCGCATTGATGAACTTTTCGGCCTTGTCTCTGGCATGGTACGTGTCTGCCATTTCGCCCTTCTCAACCGTTTTTTCTCCCACGAAAAACGCCTTGACCACATCAAAAAAGCGCTTCTGTTCCGTTGGCTCAGTTTCGGCCGCAGGCTCAGAGGCGCTTTTGAAGATCGCGAATTTTCGTTTGTTTGCCGCCTTGTCCACAAGGCTGATCGAGTTCACGTGCACGTCGGTCAGCTCGCCCGCAATATCAGGCTTCGCCATTGTCCTTTTCGCCCTCCTTGTCAGGTTCGTTTTCGGGAATGAGCGTTCCCGTTCCTTCAATCGAAAAGCCGGTCAGCTCGCCCTTTTCGATCTGCTCCCATACGTCGTTGTCAGTGACATGCACGCCGACGACCCACGCGCCCTCGGTAAAATCAGGGTCGCCCTTGCGGGCGATGAACGATTCGACCACTTCGCCCTTGTCGCGCGCCCCAGTGTGATTGCGGTCAATCTGCTGCATCCGCGCCTCGTGAAGAAAGGCGTGCGCCATTTTCTCGATCGTGTCCGCAGTCATCCAGTTGCCGTCAGTGTCTTTCTCGTTCGGCACGTAGACCTCACCGAATACAAGCTGCTTCGCTGCCGCCTTTTTCTTGAAGTCGATCATGCGAGAAACGTCTGCCAATGCTCTCACCCCTTTCTCGTTTTGGCATAAAACAGAGGCCGCCGCCTGTCATGGCGACGACCTCAGGAACTCCTTCCACGACTGGTGGATGAGCTATCTACCCGAAGGCTTCTCATTTTGTTTTATGGCTTCCTCTACCATGCTGACAAAATCGTCCGAAATCTTTTGGATTTGTTCAGGATTTAGACCATAACGCACTGAAAAGTGCTTATCAAGAAATTGTCTATAATCCTCTTGACTTTTCCACGGTTCAAACGCAATTCCGCGATCTCCTGGAACGTTTGACCTGTGTTCTTCTCCATTGTGGATGTAACGGTCTGGAATACCGTAGGGGAAAGCGTCACACGTTTCCCCGTCAAAGTGCAAATGCGAGCATGTACTGCAAAGAATTACGACCGGTTTTAATCTGTCATATTTCCACCACCAACGAGCCATTTTCAGACCTCTTTCAGAATGAGGATCAGCCCCGCCTGCTTTTCCTTGGCGTCGACTACTTCAAAACTACTGCCTCGCTCATACAAAACTTCATCTTCGCCATCAAATCCTCGTCCAATTTTATCAAGATCATGCCCTTTTGTGCTATTCACTATCAGAATATGCACGGATTTAGGCCCTGTATAACCCATGACGTTAAACTTTTTTGATGTAGAAATAAATTCTTTGTAATGAACCGTATTGCCTATTTCGTGTTCTTTTTTGTATTTCTCGTAATCTTTTTCTTGCCCTCGACGCTGGAATCCTAAATCACGATATACAGTACCATTGTATGTAGGCACCTTAGGTAGTCCTGAATCAAGCATAGCAACGGTATCCGCGAATTCACCTAAGTCTTCATCGTTCCGTAGAAGATCGTTGATCATGAAGCCCTGCGCGTGTGTATACGTGTCAATAGAATAAAGTTCATCGTCTGACAATGGTTGCAATTCAGGCTTAACAACAGGCGGCTCAAAATCCCTCATCACCGTCGTCGTCCGGCAATGGAAATGAAACGGCGGCATGACGAATCCTGCTGCTTGCAGCTGCTCATCAGTCATGTTCTGAACGTCTTTGAAGCTCAACCAAGGATGATTGGTTTTCACCATTTCCGGCGGGCTGTTGATGATATCGTCGCGCACTTTTGCGGCTGTCTTGACCTTGAACACCTTGCCGTTCATGAACTTGCAGATCGGCGAAGTGCGCTCGTCCATCACGGCGAGGATTTCGTATGTTGCGACGCCGGCTTCTTCATAGCCGCCGATCTCGCCAAACGTGCGCGAACGGTTTATTGCAGAGGCTGCAAAGCCTCGCCAGTAACTTTTATTGCGCCCGTACTCAGCGCCAAAAAGCTGTTCTAACTGCTCGCCGGCTTCAACGCTTCCCATGCCCTGCTGAATGTATTCCGGTAACTTCTCACGCAGGCGGTCGCCGATGTCTTCAAAGTGATTGCCTATCCAGTATTTATTGTCTTTCCTCGCCCATTCAAGCGCCCGTTGGTCTACGAGTTCTGTGCTGTTCACAACGCCGTGCGGCTTTTTCACGCCGTCTTTGCCGATCTCGTAGGCAAGATCCCGGATGCGGTCAAGTTCAACAAGGTCGTCAAGCGGCGCATGAATCGTCTCTTTGACGGTATCGAGCATGACCGCCATTGTGGACGCGCTGATCTCGCCGCCCTGCACCATTCCCAAAAGGCGCTTGAGCGCTTTCCCCATCTCGCGGCTTGTAAAACCGTCACAAATTTTGATGTAACGGCGTTCCAAGTCGCGAATAGTCGGCTTCTTCTTGCGCGGGCGAGCGGCCTTGAGCACCGGCGCGAACATCACGTAGAAAAAGCGGTCGAGTGCACGTCTTACCGGGTCAGTAGAGTTCGCCGTCTTCTTCATTCATGCGCTCGCTCACTTTGCGCAGTATCCCCACCATTTTCGCGACCGGCTCATCTTCGGATGACGCCTGTCCAGCTTGCGCGAGGAAAATCTGCATCGGCATATCGAGCCATGCGTCACCGCTGGCGTTTTGGGGCAGCTTCAAATCGCGGTGAAGAATATCCTGCATGAGCGCTCGGCACTCTCTCACAGTCATGCCGGCCGCCGCGAATGCGGGCAACAGGCTGCCGATCGTCTCTGTGTCGTCGCGAACGGGCGCAAGGCTCTTGTACGTCCAGTATTTCACGTTCAGCGCGGGGAACAGCAGACGGTTGATGACGAAATCGTGCGCCGCTCTCTCAGGTCCGAAGACCTGCTCTTCTGCGACTTTTTTGCTTTCGTCGGCAGTCGCTTTCGTGTAATCGTCGCTCTGGCCGATGTAGATAGGCGGCAAGCGGAACGCGCCGCGCAGTTTTTCCCTGTTGCCCCGGTCGTACTCGACGAAAAGCGCGTCTTTCTGCTGTGCGTCACTCAAGTGCTCAAATTTCAGCTCTGCTTTCGGTGCACCTGCGCCCGGCATGGGCGTTGTAGCCGGCCGTGCTTCAACCACGAGAATCTTGTTGAACTTCCTCGCGCCCGCCTTGCCGTCATTCACGAACTGCTGGATTTTATCGATCGTGTCTTCTGCAAGGATGCCGCTCACCATAAGAGCAAGGGGCGGCACGGTGCCATTGTTCAGGTAGTCCAGATTGATCTCCTCAGTCGCGCGGCTGCCGAGCAGCGACGGCAGATTTCCAATCCATCGCGGCACTCCATAAGACGTTCCTGCGCTGTAAATCTTGAAGTGAATGATCTCTGTTGCTTCCACATCTTTTTCGCTTTCACCAAGAGCGCGTCCGTCTTTCGCGCTGATCCGGCGGGGATCGCCGAACTGTTTGAACCAGACTTTCTTTCCGCTGCGTTCCTGTACAAAAAAACGGAACCGCTGTTTATACGGCTCCGTAGTCAGATTTCCTTTTTCGTCGAAGTATGGAATTTCAACATCGACCGGCTCGTCCTCAAGTTTTGTCAGCCGCACGGTATACGCGGGCACTGGCTCAATCCAGCACGGCTCGCCTTTCCCGTCGCGCACGACCTCCCAATAGGCGTTCCCCGTGCTTTCGAGGTCAATGCGCGTTCTGCGTCTGATCTCGTCATAAGAGATGTTCGGATTGCAGAAGTCGAAAAATGCATTGATTCGCGCCTTTTCCGCCTCTACCTCAGGCGGGTATTCGCCGTCGCCGTCAGGGTCAATTGCGTCAGGCTGCCGTAAATTCAGCGTGTAGCCGAATCCGTCAATATTGCACGCCATGGCTTGAATGCACTGCGGGAGAATATTGCTCTCGTCAGGGCGCGTCGATAGCCATTCGAGATTGTACGGCGGTTCGAGAATCCCATGATCGCCATAAACACCCGCGAACGGGTCTTCCGGCATGACATTGCTTGTCGGCGCTCCATTGCGGTTCAGATTGTAATTTCGGCCGCCGCCGGCCGGCTCTATAACCTCTGTGCGCGCCTTAATGATGGGCGTGCCCTCTTTGCTGCTGCTCATGCCGCTGCCTCCTATTCAATGATCGTCGCGCGGTCTCTGCGCGAATTCGCACTGCCGAGATAGTCCCACATCTGCATTTCTACGGCGTAGGAAATTACGTCCACCTGATCGTCGTGCGCTCCGTTGGGGAACGCCAACAGCTCCGTCTCAAGGGTATCGAGCCACGAAGCACCTTCGCGGTGATAGACGTTTCCGCTGCCATATCGGGCGGCTGCCGGGAGTGCGCGGGTGTACTTGTCGCCTGCCGGTTTTAATTCGACGATAGGCAACCCTGCACGGCACATCTGCTGATACGTCGTCAGGCCCATGTTTTTGCTTTCAAGTCCGACCATGACCGGCCGCCACTCGTAGAATTTCTGCATCAAAAGAGCCGGCTGATCCGGACCTTCAACGCGCGTTCTCAGCATATCGAGGACGAGCAGATCGCCATCAGGCGTCAGTCCGAACGTTCCAAGCGCGAAATAGTCTGCGCTTGTCTTCAAACTGCCGGCGACGTCGCAAGCCTGGAATATCCTCAAATCCTTCGCGAGTACCGTTTTCAGACCGTCGTCCTTTGGCAAAGCGTACGCAAGTCCGTCACCGGAAGCCTTGAAATGTCTGAAATACTGTGACTTGAACAACCCGCCTTCACTCGGATGCGGATGCCCCTGATATAAGCTGTCCCAAACGCGCCCGCCCACGGCGCGTTTTTTCTTTTTTACCCAGTCTTCGCCGTAGCGTTCCGGCCACAGTGGCGCGCCCACTTCGCGTCCCAGAGGGTCGTCTTCCTCTGCTTCGCACGGCAGATTTATCACAGTCCAGTCGTCAGGCTCGTCTCTCACAATCCTGCCGACGAGATCGTCTTCGTGCCAGCGCGTCATGATGATGATGACGCTGCCGCCGGGATGCAGTCGTGTCAGGATGGACGACTGCCACTCATCCCAAATGTGTTCGCGCTTGATGCTGCTTTCGGCGTCTTGCCGATTCTTCACCGGATCGTCAATGAGTATCAGGTCTGCTCCTTCACCGGTGATGCCGCCGCCGACGCCGGTGCTCAACATTCCGCCGGCGTGGCCTTGTATGCCCCAGTTGGTGACGCTTGCGTTATCTGCCGCGATGCCGACGCCGAAAAGCTCTTGTCCGTACTCTTCAAGTTTGCGTCTGTTGGCACGTCCGAACCTTTTGGCAAGGCTGTCGCCGTAGCTCACTTCGATAACGCGGCTGTCCGGGTGCCGGCCAAGGAACCAGGACGGGAAGCTCTCTGTCACGCTCATGCTTTTGCCGTGACGAGGCGGCATTGTAAATATCACGCGGTCGATCTCGCCGCGTTCAACGCTTTCAAGGGTGTCACAAATCAGACGAAGATGCGGAGCTGTCTGCCAACGTCCGCGATGGACATAGAGCAGATAATCCTCGAACGAGCTGAACGCCCTATCGCGCTTTGCTTGCGCTTCTGCTTCATTCCTCTGCCTCAGCTCCCTCCTCACCAGTTCCAGAGCGTTCGCCGGAACCGCACTCAGTTTTAAGCAAGATTTTTTCAAGTGCTTCCAGCTCCTCCCTGCTTAGGTTCGAGAGGTTCCACGTCTGACGAACTTCCACGGGGCCGCCTCCGAGGCCGCTGATCTGGACATGAGGGCCGTACAGATTGCGCTCTCGCTTTTCGAGCCTGTACGCGGCCGCTCGCCAGTCTTTTGCCGCTGCAGCTGAAATCTGCGCGAGGTCGGCTACTGTAGCCTCAGAAAAAGCCTGCGTAACCGCATTGAGGAAGTCGCGAAATTTCCCGTGCGGCGCTTTGTTGCCTCGCTTCATCCAGTCGTATAGCGTCACTTTGCTGATGCCTGCATAAGCTGCCGCCGTCTCGATGAATGCGCCTGCGCGCACCGCCTGGACGATCTTCGCCTGCGTTTCAGGCGTCAGCTTATCGGGACGGCCGGCAGTTGGTCTTCGCTTTTTCGGCGTTTTCTTCTTCGCTGCCGTTTTCGCCATGTTGACCTCCGTTTCTCTCGCTACTGTTTCGGCGTGTATCTGTAGATCACGTCGCCGCACTTTGTCACCGGGACAGGATATTTTTTCTCAATCATCTCCATCGCCCCTGTGAGAAAGTGCTTTTTTACAAACGTCGTTTTTCCAGCGCCAGACTGCCCTATGACGACGTAAATCATCACTCGACTCGGATGACCGTGCTGCGCGTTCCCGGTTTTGCCGCCGGGTATCCGCGTGCTGTCAGCCAGTCTGTTGCGCTTACCGGGTCAGGGAAGATCATGCAGACGACCCACGAAGCGCCGTCGAAGTCGTACACGCCAGAACCGTTTGCAGTGCTGCGGGCTGTCTCGCTTTCCTGCTCTTCGTCTTCCTCGTAATCTTCAACCGGCGTAATCTCTTCAATAGCTGTCTGTGCAGCCGCATTCGCGTCTGCGCAGAGAATGGCGACTTCTTGCGCGGAAAATCCCGACAGCTTGACCTCCCCCGGCTCGAACTGCTTCAAGAGCTCGCTCAATCTGTCATAATCCCAATCGCCTTTAATCTTGTTCAGAGCAACGTTCAGGAGCTTTTCGTCAGCGTCGCTGAGGTCAACGACAGAAACGTCTGTTTCTTTTTCACCAAGCTCTTTCAGAACCGCAAGGCGCTGATGCCCGCCGATGATGTTTCCAGTGCGCTTGTTCCAGACGATCGGTTCAACGTTGCCGAATGTCTCGATAGAATTTTTCAGCTTCTCGAATTCCGGGTCGCCCGGTTTCAGCGCAATTCGCGGGTTGTATGCCGCCGGCCGCAGCTTGTCCAGCTTCATTCGTTTAATCTGCATTCGCTGCACCTCCCACATGCACGTTTACCGTGCGAGACGACGAAAATGCAGCTTCGATCCCCTGCTCGTCAAGCCACTTTTCCGCGCTTGCCCGGTCTGGGAACGAGAGGTACACAGTAAAATCTCTTGCGCCTCCGCCGGCCGCTTCACCATCGTCGCCATCGTCTTCTTCATCGATAGTTTCCGCATCAAACGGATGCGCGTGCTGCTCGTCGATCGCGCTCTGAACATCCTGCGCCGCTTGACGTACATTGGCAGTGATCTGCTCAATCTCGTTTGCGTCAAAGCCCGTGATGCCAAGGTCCTCAAGCGAAAATTCCTGGAAGAGACTTTCGAGCTTGGTATAATCCCAATCGCCGCAAACCTTGTTGAGACTCAGATTGAGAAGCCTTTCCCGTGTTGGGTTGAGGTCAACAAGCACGACCTGCACTTCCTTCATGCCGAGCGTCTTGCAGACTTTCAAGCGCTGATGCCCGCCAACGAGGACATTGCCCTGCTTATTGACGACGAGCGGCTCCACGAGGTCCCAACGTTCGATACTCGCTTTCAGCTTTTCAAACTCTGCATCGCCCGGCTTCAGGTTTTTTCGGGGATTGTACTTTGCCGGCTTGATGTCGCCGATGGACATTTTGACAAGTTCCATGCGCTATTACCTCCTCACAAATAAAAAAGCCGCCCCCGATATGCCGGGAACGGCTCTTGTATTGCCAGTGCTATTTGTGTTTTTTCAAGTACTCTCTCAACGCCTGCCGCATAATTTCCGGCGCAGCAGTTTCGTGCGCTTCGCTCCATTGCTTCAAAGCTGCGTACAGGTCCATTTCCATGCGCACAACAATTCGCGCGTCTTTGGGATTTTCCGCCGGTGGACGGCCCATCTTTGCCATTGCGCCACCCCTTGCATGATTCACGTCTTGCCTTTAAAATAAAGAGCAAGGGCGGCGGCAAGTACCGCCCCGCTCTTTCCTAGCCCTGGAGCTCTGCTTACTGGTCAAGCAGGGCTCTTATTTTTTGCAGGGCTTCCTCGACCGTTTTGCACTCGCGAATCAGATCGATAATCTTGCGCGTCTGGTTTTGTTCAGCGAGCTTTACCGCGATCTCTACTGCATTCATTTCTTCGTCCATGCTTTCTCCTTTCTGGCCTTGCCTGCCGAATTCCGTTCCGGCTGACTGCTCCTTCACGGTAATTGAATTATACTTTACGGCGTGCAAAAAGTCAAGCGCCAAAGGGGAGAAAATTCAGTTTTCATCTGTATTTGCTTAACTCAACCACTGCTCGTAAACCGTTGTCGCGATGTGCGCCATCATGTTAGGCGGAACGCTCATGCCGCACGCGTACTGCACGCTTTGGTCGAGAAAGTCGTAATCCTGGGGGAATGTCTGACAGTTGCGAAAATCCTCGTCAGAGACATAAGTTTTATCAAAATACCGCAGGTAGCATCCGCCTGAGCAAATCGTTGGCGCAACATCTTCGTCGTGCAAAATCAAATGGTTAAAGGCCGTTTCTTTGGTGCAGCCATATCTTTTGCGCACGTCGCCAATGCTGGCATCGCCTTTTTTACTCAGCTTCAAAAGTTTCAGGTACATCGCGTCCTGATTCCGAAACGGCTTTCCATGCTCGCTTCTGACCGCTCCAAACGTGATAACCGGCCTGTCAAAATGCAGTTTCAATATGCGGGGGGGCGCATCTCTATGGGCGATGATGAACAGCCGCTTGCGCTTGCTCGGCACGTCCATTCGTGAAGCATCGGCGATGAACGCCTGCGCTGCGTAGCCTGCCGCCTTGAATCGTCTCATGATCTTGTCAAAGTACGCTCTCGCATTGCCTATCAGCAAACCGGGTACATTCTCCGCAATCACGACGCGCGGCCGCAGTTTTTCAACCGTATCGAGGAATACGAAAAAAAGATCGTCAAGCGTCTGCGCTTCCTGCCCTTCCCTGAATTTCTTCACCTTGCCCCAAGTTTTATCACGCAATCCTGCTACAGAGAACGACGTGCACGGCGGCGAGCCGTCGAGAATGTCAAGGTGATAAAGCTCGTCCGGCAAGTCTTTGAGCTTGTTGAATTCCCGCAAATCCATGTTGTAGTTGTATTCAGGATGATGATTCAGGACGTACATCAGGTTGATTTTCTTGTCGATCTCGACATTCCCAAGCACGCGGAAGCCTGCGCGCTTGTATCCCATCGTCGAGCCGCCGCCGCAGGAAAAGCACGAAAAGACGTTCACGTCCTTATCTTGCTTCAGGTCTTTCAAATACCACTTCCAAGAAAATTCAGCCATCGCGCTTCCTCCGCTGCATATACGAAAAGCCGTCAGCCTTTTGCAAGGTTGGCGGCTTTTTCCAAGGGGTCTTTTGTGGGACTGGAGGTGCTGCCCTCTGTCGATAGTCGCGGACGGCGCGCGCAATACGCCGCCCGCTTTAAACGGAGGTAACAGCATTGTCGACTCGCGTCCCAACGTGCCGACGGTATCAGGATAACGAGGATTCCTAAAAAAGATGTCAAAAATTTCGTGAAGATTTTTTGAAAACTTCGTGAAAATTTCTAAAAAATTTCTCAAAAATTTTTCAAAAAGTTCGTAGAAATGGCGTTTTGCGTTCAAAAATTGATGAGTGCTAGTTCGTAACACTTCATCGAAATCGCCCAAGCGATTCTGCGCGGCGTCTTTCGCACGATGTCGTAAACGCTGGCCGGCGTCAGGTCGAACTTGCGCGCCAGTCTTTCCGCAACGCCTTCGCCGTTCCAACGCGCGCGCCCTGTCTCGCCGTAGCTTACGAACGTCACGTACATCTGCCACTCAGGCGCGTGCGCCTGCGAATACCACTTCACGCCCTCGACGATGTCTTCCCACGGAACCGCATCAAAGACAGGGTCATAATTGTCGATGAAGCTGTCTTCCTGCGAAATATCGCGTCCTTCACTGCCCCCGCCGCCTTGTATCTTCACGCCTAAGTCGTCCTGAACCGGCTTGTAAAAGAACGCCTGTTTCAGCTGATCGCGCGAGGGCTTGGGAGCTTTTCCAAGCAGAGCAGGGAGGCCATGCCAGCAGCGCCGGGCGATCAAATCAATGCACCGCGCCAGACGATCGATTTCAGGTCCATCTTTCCTCACGCGCACGCCTCCTAGTATCAACAATAAGCAGAGGCCGCTCTACACGGCCCCTGCCGTCACTGTTTTATCCTACCCTTTTCCACTTCTGCCTCTCTGCTTCTGCCATGAGAGCTCTAGCCGCATCTCTCTCTGTAGGGTAAATCTTTCGCCCCCTTGGGAACTTATGCGCGTAGTGAGAACGCTTTCCCAGAGCGTCAATCTGCACAATAACTCCGTGATCGTACACATGTTCGACCGTGTAGCTTACGCCGTCGTCGTCCTTGTATACAGGAGCTTCGATTGCGGCCTCTTTGCCTCCCAGATGCGACACGAGCCCGTCAGCCGTCGTTTCTTTGTAGTTCCTGCGGAATTTCTTCATCAGGCCGTTGATGTACACTTCGTTCTTTCGCGGGTCTATGGCGTAACTCGACGCCAGAAGGAATTTCAAGTTCTCGCCCTGCGTCTGATCGCGCTGGAATTTGAGAACGGTATCTTTGATCTTCTCCCCGTCAGGCGTCGCGCCTGCGTCTCTCCACGCGATGACCGCACCGTGAAAGGGGATCCCCTCCCAAATGTCAATATCTGTCCCGCCTGCCTTGCCGCGATAGTGCGAATTCTGCTGATACATGCCTATGGTCGATTTGGTCCCTTTGCTTACGACAGCCTTGCACCACTCGGACATATCCGCGACATACACGATCACGCTCTGTTCTTGCGGCGGGTAATCGCCGGCACTGACGTAATGCCAACCGGAGCGAGGCCTTTTTGCTGACTGTTTAGCAGACATGCCAGTACCCGTCAAGGGCTTTCAGCCCTAATGTTATGAGGTCAAGTAGCGCTTTTCTTGCGTTGCCTTCTGTCTTCGCCCAATAATCCGCGTCCGTTTTTCCCTGCATCTTGCATGCAGCCTCCATCATTTTCGGAATTGTTTCCCGGACGCTTTTACCGTCCAGATCGTTGATGCCTTTACCGCCCAAGAACTTCTCATAGAACGAGCTGTAGTTATAGGTGATATTCAACCATGCTTCCGCTGTTCCACCAATGATGTAGGTGCCGCCCCGGAGCATGTGCGGCTCGTCAAAGCGCACGATCTGCTTTTGGAAATGTTCTTCTGCTTCGTCCCAAGTGAGGCTGTCAGGCGCTTTTTCGTATGGAGCCTTCAAGATGTAAATGTCGTAGCTCATGACAGCAGGCCTTTTGTACGTTCTGCCGGGTCGACGCCCGCCTGCATGATTTTCTTCATTTCCCGATTTTCCTTCACGACCTGTTCCAGCGCATGCAGCAACTCTTGGTATTGTTTCAGAATCCACTTCATGCCGCCAAGTACCTGGGTAATGACGAACGCGCGTTCTACTTCGTCCATCGTCAAGAGCGGCGCCATCGTCGCAAGCATGGGGATTGTCTCTTGCGAGGGCTGCCCGTTCTTATCCTTCACACCGTTACCAAGAAAAACCTCCATCAGCTCGCCCATCTGTCGTTCTTCTTCTCGCGTACAGATGGCCACGACATCAAAATCCTCAAACAGCGGCGCGACTTTTGCGAAGTCGAACATGCCCGTTACCGGGTCGAGATATTTCTGCGTACGCTTTTTTACTTCTGCCATAATCTGTTCAGGTGTCATTTCACAAAAACCTCCAATTTTGGGAAGATAACGCGCTTTTCGGGAGTTTGCTTCCCAAAAAGCGCGTTTTTTGGGAAGTTATTTTTGTGTCAGTAATTCGGGATTGTCGTGAACGTTGCCGACGTGCTCCAGAGAAGGAGTATCAATCAGCAACCTAAACAGGGAGACGTTAAAATCACTGAATTTCACCACAAAACCATCGCAGTCATAGGCGACGACACCGACAAAGTTGCCTACACGGATAAGGTCGCCCTCCCAGATCTTATGAATGAGCGTATCAGTTTGTCCTGGATACGTCACACCGGTGTACTGGCCGACAGTCTCGGGATCGACGACGTGCCCGTTGATAAGTACCGAATTAAAATTATGAGTCAAATCGCCGCAGCGCCACAAAGGCCCATAAGGCGTATCCTTTTCCTTTCCCCGGAAGATTATTTCACGCATCGTCCTTCACCTCTGCGCGGCGGTTCCATTGAGTTACTGCGACTTCTTTAGTGAGTGCAGGATCATGTCGTGCATGACAGTTCATGCATTCGACCCACACATAGTGAAGGTTTGACAGAATCTCAGGATACTCCCCGCAAAACGGGCACGGCTTCAGCTTTTCAAATGCTTTCATCAATCATCGCTCCCTCGTTCCACTGCTTTATGGCATCGCGCGGGTCGGCGTGTTCGTCCGTCAGATTCCCGCATTCCATGCACTGCGCGTAGTAATGCTTCCCGCCTGCGCCTTTGAAAACGTTGTCGCAAATATGCGCCTCTGCGCCGCAGAATCGGCAGGGCTTCATGTAGAGCCCCATCATTTGCAGCATTTCAGGCGGAAAGAGTTTCAGATTGCTGTCCATAACTACTTCACCGGATAATCCTCGCCTACGCAATAGCCATAAAGTCTATCGTGGTCATCCCTCGCGTCACACTCGCGAATAATGGCTTCGAATAAGGCATAGAGTAAATCTGTAACGCACATCAAGCCTTCAGCAACTTCCCCTTCGTGCACCCCTCCAAAGCTCAAAAATGGTCTTACGTGACTATTGGAATCCATCAAACGATAATTCTCGTCCATTTCGTCAAAAGGGTAATATTTTCTTAAAAATTCCCACGGGAATATCGTGTTAAGACTCTGCTCCGAGCCCTCACCTTCGAAAATAGGGTTCACGTACCGATGAAGCATTTCGCACATATTGTAGAAAGTTTCAGCAATCTGTTTTCTCTTGCTTTTCCGCTGCTGAGGCCTCCACGCCAAGGCGAACGCATCATCGTTGACGTTGGTGTGTACGATGCTGCGTCGAGGTAGAACGTCGATGTATAAATCCCCGTTGCGGTAAAACAGCACTTCGCTGTCGACTGGCAGTGGGAACCGGCTTCCATAATTGTTATGCGTAAAACGTCGCCAGCCGCGTCCGATGCTTAATTTGTATCGTGTACTTGCTTCTGGAACAAAGCTGAACAATATCCGTTCTGGAACACTGAACATTTTTCATTACCTCCGAATTCGCACGAGAATGCCCTTATTTCTTCGCGCCGGCATTCCCGTGCGTCTTTTTTGTTTTCGCCATCCTGACGTGAGATTGCTGCACGAAACAAGCCGAATACTGGACATGAAAATCATATCTCCTATCATGGGTAATAAGCGGCCGGCCGTACTTCACCGGCCGCTTTCGTTTATTGTGCTTTCTGCACTTCTGCTGTATCTGCTTCAAGATCATCAAAGAGCGAAGGCACCGCCTTATCAGCTTCGGCCATGCGCAGATACTTCAATCCGTCGTTAAAATACGCTTCATTCAGTTCGGACGCGCCGCCGCGACGGTTGAGCTTGATTGCTCTGTACGGCACTGTCATCAATCCGCCAAAGGGATCATAGATAAGCTCGCCTGGATTGCTGTAGCGCTCGATCAGCCTGTCTACGATGTCGAATTGGAGCGGGCAATTTTTCACAATGCAGCCTTCTGCGGTATAGCTTGCGTCGTCTTCTACTTGCAGACTCCACGTTTCTGCTACCCCTCGCTCTTGCACGTCGCGGACTTTTTTCCATGCGCCATCATCAAAAATACGGCTGAAAGAACGGGAACCATTGCGCCAGCTCATAACCCATAGCTGAAGTTGATTCACTTCGCGACCTTCAATAATGTGCTTGCCTGCTGGCTTGCTCGCAAAGACAGACGCTACAATTCCACGCGCGCGCTGTGCCACCATTGCCATACCAAGCAGCAGGGAGCGCGATACTGAACATGCCATTACAGCGTTATCAACTCTGCATCCGTCGCCTGACAGATACCCGGATAGCAGAGCTTCGGACAATGCAGCGCTCAAACATAACCCCTCGACCGGAACTTGCTTGTTTTCAGCTCTCTTGCCACATTTACTGAGCATTTCGACAAGGGAAGCTGACATTTTTTTTGTACTTAGACGATACTGACGCGCCGTTCTGTCTGCGTGTGAACCTACATATTTGCCAGCATGACGTTCAAATTCTTCGATCTTGTCCTGGCCGATGCTGACGAAGAAATCACCGCGTGTTCCTCTGTGTCCGTCTGCGAGGTATCGGCCGACAAGCCACCAATCAGAAACAGACAATTTACTGTTTTCGATCTCGGGCAGCTTTAGGTTGACCCAACCGCCCTTTGTGTCTTTAGCTTCGATCCAAGTCGGCTCTGTTTTCGGCAAGTAATCTACCGCTCTTACCTTGTCATTCATTCGCGTCCATAACTTATGATCTGGCGTCGTAATGAGAAGCGGTACGCCTTGCGCCTTCGTCTGCACAACCTGATTGACGCCTGTACATGCTTTTGCAATGACATGCTTCCAGTTGCCTTTGTGGGTAAGAACAAGATCGCCGATTTTAACTGTTTCAATCGGTTTAAAGCCTTCTCTGGTAAGTATCAGGCTTCCTTTTGCCAAACAGATGTGATTCGTCAGCCCGCGCCGAGTCTGCTCGCCGTTCAGCGTAATCATGCGGTTCACATCGTCCCAGACTTCATCCGACCACGAACCGGGCGCGATGGCCATATAGGTCGCCGGCAGATGTCCCGTCGCGTCGAAGGCTTCACCGAGCCTCACATGTTCGCCGTAGTTGTAGACTTCATCGCGGCTTTCAATACGGAACGTCTTTGCCAGATCGGCAACGTTCAGGTTTTCGTATTTTTTCGCGCTCAGTCTGTTTCCCGAACTTCGCCAGAAAGCATGGGCGTCTACCTGCCACCTTGCCCGGCTATATTCGTCTTTCGTTTTCGTGACAGGCTCGTCAGCATATCCGCGCGTGCGGTCAGTCTGGGGTTTACGGAACAGCAGCACGTATTCAGGGCAGCCAACGCCCATCTTCGTGCCATCTTTGCAGCACTCAGTCCAGCCGAGCCGATACGTCTGATTGTTCTCGCGAACAACGTCGGTTATGACCGTAATCATCCCCATGTAGTCGAAGCCGTGTCGCTTGAAGTGAAAGATCGTCTCGGCATGGAGCGGCGAGATCGTCGGCGCCCCTGCTCCAGTAACGTTGCCGAACAAAACGCGGTCTTTGACATGAATGCAGCACATGCGCCCAGGTTTCAGGATTCTCAGCAGTTCAGGGGTCAGATAATCCATCTGCGACCAGAAATGATCGTTGTTGTCTGTATGTCCGAAATCGTTGTAATTCGCGCTGTATTCGTAGTGATTCGAGAACGGGATTGACGTGATGATCTCATCGACTGAGTTCTCACCTTTCAGCAGAGCTTCCTCTACACAGTCATTCAGTGCCACCTCAAAGTGTTCGCCTTTTTCAACGCGCCGCGTCACGCCCAGATCGCGTTTCAAGACCTCAGTGCCGAGCTTCGACAATCCGTATTTGCCGATGATCTGATGCATAGTCGCCATGAGTTTGTCGTACTCTCGCCACTTATCCTTGAGCACGTTCAAGACTTCGTTTTCACTCTCTGCATAAATGACATGCACTTCGCACGGCTGACTCTGCAAAAAGCGGTAAATCCGGTGAATCGACTGAATGAAATCGTTGAACTTGTAACCGATTCCCAGGAAG